CCTGGTGAGAGTGTGCGATTAACCATAATCAATACTGTAGAATGCGACAGCCGCAGGGTGAGTAATCAATTCACCTTGTTTAGCATCTACAATAAGTTGACATAGTTCAACAATCAAGCACGATGGGATTTTGTATCTCTTCTCGAGGGATACTAGAGGTATGAAGACATCGGTTGCACCGACAGATTTCTCAATTTGAGTCGTCAAGGAACTGGCATACGCAGCTCCCGTCATTAACACTTTGGTTTCCCGTGGAATCACCAATGTATTCATAGCATCGCGAAGAACATGGTTCCCCCAATTCGCTCTGCTTTCCACTACATCGCTCAGGAAAGTCCTGGCTCTTGCGCCATAACTTCCCCGACCGGGCAGGTCGCCATCAAACATAGCGAACCCTCGGACCTCAACTCCGAGGCCCATACAAACGACCACTTCGCCATCAACAATGGTTGTGAAGTGTTTGAGGAACTGGAGGTCTTCTGGACAATTGCACTCCTGCACTTTGACTAGATAACCAGCATCCTCGGCGGCTAATCGATACTGACGCTTGTACTCTTCTCGAGTTATGACTCCAGGATTCGGGACACGTTTTTGTAAACAAAAACCAATGATAAGATTGGCGAAATTGTTTGTCACAGTGGTACCCGCGAATCCTGAATACATCCGTTTACTGGTAAAACTATACTTAACCTTTTGTTTATGCCTCTTATTCTTATTCTTAAAAATAGCAGGTTGACCCAAGTAATCGAATGCACGTGTAACGGCTTCGAAGTGCTCGTTCTTCTGACCCCGCGTATTAGCTAGGAAATCTCGAATAGAGTCTAAAAGTTTAGTGTAGTGTGAACCATCACACTGCTTAATATCTCCATTAAAATAAACGATGCCGTCTCTGCAATGAGCAGAAACACAGCAATCATCTGAAAAATAAGGGTAATAAGCAGTACCAAATTTCGGATTTAACAATTTAGTGAAAACAGAAACCAAAACGTTTTTGGCTGGTGTTTTAACAAACTCAAAGGTGTAGTTCTGATGAATATACTCTCCTTCCATAGCTTCCTTAATGTAAGAAAAAACGTGCGCGGTTGCTGCGGTTCTATGCGTTCCAAGGTTGCCAACACATCGTTTCTTCCCATCCGGTAACTTTTCGAAGGGTTTCAGTTTCACTACAACTGGTTTGTTATCGTCAATAGCATCGTGACCTATGTCGCAATTTTCTAAATGACACTCCACTCTCTCGGCTTTCTTGTTATGGGCTTGGTCTCTCCACAAGGGATACGACTCATCTGGCATAACCCTATTAATTCTACTCTCAAAGTGTAATTTATAGGAATGCAAAGCATGACGCACGTGCTTAAAAACTTTATCTTGATTAGATATCAAGAATTCGTTATATCCTGGTTTCTCAGGGGCTCGCAATGCAATCATACGCCCAATGGCTGTTCTGTGTTCTCCTTCTCCTGAACCTGGTAGGTTGATTGGCAACGCAAAACCAGGTCCGAAAAAAGACACATACTCACTATTGTACTCTTCAGGTGTACACGAGAACTTCGGAGTGAAGTCCTCGTAAACCGTGCCTGATTCGAGGAGAGAATTTCGACATGTTAATGTCAAAATGCTTTCCTCACACGGTTTAGGCGTAAATGTAAACGATGGGGTCAGCTTAAGGGCACCTATGTACCCCACGCCTGTAGCAGACCCCATTTTCCTGAATCAGTCGAAAGGAGTAACGCTGGGGCGGTTAATAACCCCAGTGTCTCCTTTTAGACTGATCTGTATGCTCTTCAACTGATGTATAGAATATTTTATAGTTTCTAAAACTTCGATTGTTGACAACGAGCTGCCATCCTGCTTTCTGTATTTGGAACTAGCTGTATTAGCATAATATCCTATGCGATTAGCTGTTCCAATGAGTGTGGCGTTGCTGGTGAAAAACTCTTTCACTAATTCACCACTGAGACCGATGCTGACTGTGGACGCATACGTGCTGGTCGCCCCAGCCTTGTAGCTCCAAGAATCCACGTCTCTCCTCATAACGATTTCGCCTGGTGTGTCTCCGCTTAAGTCTCCTTTGGATAAATGAGAGGTATCCACTAGTTTCCCTGCTACAACGCAGGCTACTCCAGTCGCTAACTTAAGCGTGTTGGCGAAGCCCAGAGGACTCCACTTAAGCAGTAAATAAGAGCTAATAGCTGTTAAAATCGGAGTGCAGTACGAGAAAGGATCAAACCTTCCGATTGTC